ACTCCACCCGTTCATCACTTTCTCAATTCCTGTCCGGCGGACGTCCGCTCTTCCAACTCGGCTTGGGCCCAGTTATCCTACCTGGGTCGCGCGTTACCGCGCGGCTCAGAAAGACACACCGCTGAAGGCTTAGATCGGCATAAAGCTGACCTAACCTCACAGTTCGATGTGTCCGAGGAAAACTTGGCCTCGCTCAAGTCTTGGACAGAAGAGTGGGCCATCCGCTACCTCCCCCCACGTCCCGCGTTGGAGCAGGTGCTCGGTTCCCTTTCGGGGAACTCTGCTACCTACTCCCACACGAGACAGAGAGGAGGACTGACCGCCACGATCAATGAGTTGTTAGAACTTTCCGGCGAACTAGACCTTCCTTGCCCCGAAGACGTGACGCACTCATCATGGGTGCAGATCGTCAACGAAGTAAGGGAGGTCCGTGCCGCTCTGGAGGTGGCGCTTGGCCGCGGCCCTGAGGATTACCCTCGGGGCCGGGTCGCCACCATCTCCGAGCGTGGGCACAAGGTAAGGATCGTCTCGGCTATGGAGCCAGACGCCTTAATCCTTGGGCACCTTGCACGGCGAAGACTTGCGCGTGGGCTGAAGAACTGGCCCATGCTCAAGTCCGCGCTAGAAGGCCGGAAGTTCGACATAGGTGCGGAACTGGAGGGATCAACCGGCCAGGTTATTTCTTCCGACTTACGAGCCGCCTCTGACCTCGTCCCCTTGGCCGTCGCGAAAGCGATAGCTGAGGGTCTCGAAGCGTCAGGGCGGCTCTTGGAGGCGGAAGTACTGGGGCTCGCGCTTTGCACGAGTCCCCAGATCTTAACCTGGCCGGATGGAGAGACTAAAACGACAAGCCGAGGGATCCTTATGGGACTCCCGACGACGTGGTCGTTGTTAAATCTCTACCATGGTTGGTGCTGGGAGGCAGCGAAAGCTGCCGACCCGTTACCAACCTCCCCCGGTTCCCGGATACGTCAGTCCGTCGCCAGGATCTGTGGCGATGATCTGATCGGCGTATCCGTTCCTGCAGGGATCAATGCGTATGAAGCGAGGTTAGTCGCGACAGGCGCAGAGTTCTCTGCTGGGAAGCACTTTGTCTCCGTTGACAGGGGGGTGTTCTTGGAAGTCTTGTGGGAATTCCGCGGAAATCGGACGGTCATCCAGAGTGGTTTACCAATCTGGAAGACTGTCCGTCGTAACCCCGGGCGGCGTCGGATTCGTTACCAGATCGGTAACTTATCCACGCACACCTGGACGTCGTCATTTCATATGCCTTGCATACCTCTTCGAGGTTTGGTCATCGGTGAAGGGCCCGACGAATCAGTCCCTGACTGGTTCGCCGCGTCCAACGCCGAGTCGGCCTACGCAAAGGAATATGATCTAAGACGTGTCTGGGCGGTAGCTCGCACACTTCGTCCTTCCCTGCCAGGGAAGTTCGTTGCTGCGGGCATACCCCCCGGGGTTCCGAAGCACTTGGGTGGGGCGGGCCTGGTCCTTGGACCAGTACCCCACTCAGGTACGATTTCCGCGAGTCAGCGGCACCGAAAAGGCCTTGCTGTGATGCTCTATGGCTCGGGCGTGCATCTGGCCCCGTCCGCTTTCGAGCGGGTGTGGTCAGAGGCGAAGCCATCTCCCTGGCGGGAGATGGCGACGTCCGATGCCGACGAGTGGATCAAGCAAGGCGTAATCGGTCACAGAAACGGACGCGCCCTCCATGGTCGTTCTGCCCCACCCACCTGGGTGGGGCTCATCGATCCGGAGAAGGTGCGCGAGGACGTCATCCAGTCCATGAGTCAAGTATATTCTCATATGCTTGGCCCAGATGAAGACTCGGTGACGTATCCGTCCTTAGAGCAGCTCGGCTCTAAGGTCCGTTCTGTCCGTGAGAAACTTATAGAGAAGTGGCCGGGTGTAAACCCGACCAATAAGTCTCTCACGGAGCTGACTTCCCGCTGGAAGGAACTCAGGGACCCACTAGTGCTGTGGGTTCCCGAGTACGTTCCAGACTCCATGAACACCCCCGCCACCCCGCATCGCGTAAACGCGTATCTCGGGGTTGTCGAGGGACCTTCTTATCTCACAACCTGGAGGCGCTTGGCCAGCGCCTCCGTATCCCGCCTTGACGAGGGGTGGGTGGAATTGGTTCAGGGTGTTCCTTACCGAACACTCTGATCGCCGCCACCCTCCCCCGACTTGGGGCAGGATCGCTTACGCGGCTCCGTGAGGATGCCGC